TACACAGTCTGTGTGTCTCCAGAAATATCTGCCCACCAAGTACGTCCATAAGCTCCTAATACAAAGTTAGGTTGGAACTGTGTTTCATTGCCACTGTAAGGTGTAGGTACAGAACCAACAGCATTAGTACCATCATCTAATACCTGAAAGCCATAAGAACCTGTATGAGCATGACCAGTACCTAACTTATGAAATACTAAAGGTGCATGACCTGCTTGACATACATAGGCATGAGGACTAATATCTGGTCCTTCACCGTACACAATGCTAGATGCTGACCAATCATTACCTGATATTGTATAACTGATTGTAGACGTTCCTGCATTGTCATACACTGACTCAGTTGTTATCGTTCCACTAGCAAAACTAAATAACTTATTATTACCGCCAGCTATTACAGTAGATGTTTCTGGTAACTCAAACAAGAACTCAATATCGTTTGTTAATAAGTCTGCATTAGTAGAAGCATTTTGTTTCTGCCATCCTCGTCTAGCACCAATACGACCAAACTTATCTATGACACAGTTATATGCTTCTAGTGCATAACCAGACGCAAGATCAACACTGCTTTCCTGTGTATTGACACCAAGAAAACCTGGTGCTGATATAGTTGATGTCTGTAACGGTTTAGCCATTACGATGCATGCCAAACGTATTCATCACGATACCTACCATTCTCCATAGCAATATGATCTGCTAGTGACTGGTCTGCTAGTGTAGTAGCTTCTTGTGCTAATAATCCACCATCTTCACCACGCTCTGCTACAGCAAACGCATAAGCATACTTAATGACTGGTTCTGTAGGTACATCTAATTGATCTGAGTTTAATGACAAAGATGCTTGTGGTTTATAGATGTTAAAGAACACATTGTATATACCATCAGGAATAGGATAAATGTCTACCTGTGTATCACCATTAGTATCTACACCATTAAAGTTGTAGTACATTGGTGAACCTTTTTGTGGTGTCTGATTCAAGAACAAGTTGTTCATTTTGCTAAAAGGCATGTACTCTAGGAACACATTATCTTCACTGTTAATAACGTCAATGACTCTAAACCTTTGACCAGATCCTGTCATAACGTAGTTAAACAAATCATTAGCAGTAGTAACCGTTAATGTTTCAGACAATGCGTTCCACTGATAACTATCTTCTACTATTCGTTTAGCATCGTTAACGTACTTACCAATAAGTTTAGAGTAAGGTGTGTCAGTAACAGCAGTTACTTCACTTTCTCTAAGCCTTACTAGTACGTCATTGACAAGTTCTAAGTAATTCATTTCTTCTTCTTCCTAGCTGTAGATAAGGCAATAGCTACCGCCTGTTTCTGTGGGTAGCCTTCCTTCTTTAGCTTCTTGATGTTAGAACCTACGTTCTTTTTGCCTTTCTTTAGTGGCATTACTTCTTAGTCTTTCTCATAGCTTTTCGTAAACACTTACCAGCAGCTTTACATTTCTTAGGGTAAGGACAAGTAGGACAAGTTTTAAATGCTGGCATTGATTAGCTCCTATGAATGAAATTGTATTGCTTCTGCTGGTCTTAGTTCTATTGTTGCTAAATAAGTTACAGAATAAGTAGTACCTGAGTTTTGTATCCTAATCTCGTCATTTTCTTGCATTGCAACAGCAGCTTGACCATCCAATAAAATACTGTCACCCGTACCTAAGTTTTTACCTGCAACTATTAAATACTCTTGATTTTCTGAAGAATCGTACCAATAAACTTTAGGTGTCTCATTACCATCAAGACTAATAATATATTTAACTAGCCACAAACCTGTATTCTTTGCTGGAACAGTGAACAATACTTGCTTGATATTAGCAGCAGGAGTACTACTTGGTCCTAGTGTTTTTGCTACGCTTATTGTTCGAGCCATGTATTATTCTTTCTATTGATCCAACAAACCCATTCCATATCTCTTGTGGGCTAGGAAGTAACCACCCTAATACCAACAACAATAAATACCATAAAGGTACATTTGTGTTATTCTGTATTAGGCTATCTACTTTTGATGTGTTAATGCTGGTATCAGTCTCTTTCTTTGTCTGATTGACATTAACATTCTCACCCTCAATCTTGGTGTTCTCTTGCTTACCTACGAGTTGCTGTGTATTCTCTTTACCTACCTGAGCATTAGCATTAACATTAGTACCAGATTTACCTGGTAATATAGCTTTTGCTGCACTCAAAGCGGAGCATCCCTGTAGCATCGTTATACCACAAAACGCTAGAAAAGTCAAGTACTTTCTATAATCTTTTAGCAATAGCATCTACTAACCACCCCAACGATGCACCAAGAATTAACAGTAAAGCACCAGCACCTTTCCACTTGGTGACAACAGCAGACATATCTTTAACATCCTGACGTAGTTCTACCATCTGCATCTGTAGTTGCTCTACGTTAGCCTCAAGCCTACCTATCTGTTTATTTAAGTCATCCATTACTTTGCCTTCTTTTTCTTTTTAGGAAAGCCCTTCTTCATGTTGGCATAAGCCTCAGGACTAACAGTGCTTTTAGATTTAGGACGAGAAGTACCAGCCTTCTTGCGCTTATTGATGTTTGCGTATAATCCTTGTTTCATTACCATTTCACCTTGTCTGCCCAGTAAGCTGCACTCATCTTGCCTTTGGCTATATTCTTAGCATGACGAGCCTTGAATGATTTTTGTCTAGCAGTAGGTTGTCTGTCACCAGTAACTCCTTGCTGTCCAAACCGAATAGTCTTAACCTTGTCACCTTCTTTAGCTACAACAACGTGTGACTTAGTAGGGTGGCTTGGTGTACGCTTAGGTTTGTTGTAACCTGATACACCTGCTCTTGCTAGTCTACTGTCCTTCTTTGTGGGCATTGCTTTCCTCTATCAGTCTTAATCTAACGTGTAAATCTGCAAGTCTTTCGATGATCTCTTCTTTTAGTTCCTGTCTTGCAAAAGCATTACCAGGACTAGGAATGATCTGTCCCTGTGGATCTACCAACATCATCATGTTAGCTTGAAGCAACTGGATGTCACCTCGTAACTCATTAACATTACTTATCACCCACCACATAGCAGCCAGCATAACTGGTATGATTCCTGCTAATAAAGTGGCTAGGTCAAAGTTCTTCATCTGAATAACTGTTTCTTCTGATTCCTACTCTTTTTAGCGATCTGTGCTTTCTTCTTACGCTTACTCATCTTAGATCGCTTAGGGATCGGTCTAACGTGTTCCTTCTTTAACTTAGCCATCAGCAGCCTCTGGAGTATTGCCCTCAGCCAACCACTCTAAGTATTCTTGATAGTCTCTGTTTGCTTCGTCAAATGGGATAAATGAACTATCTGTTGTTCGTTTTACCATTGCTGGTATTGCAACAGTGTTATCTGGATTTAAAACCTGATTAATTAATTTGTACATTTATAACTCCGCATTTATAGATAAATCTTGTGCATACAAATAATTATCACCAGAGGCACTAACTCTATACACGATTATGTTACCATGTGGATGGTAAGTAAAAGTTACACCTGTTCCGTTAGTGGTAGGACTGCAAGTAACAGTTGCCGCATTAATTCTCATACCAGCAGGAGCCGGAAAATTAAAAATAGCGTTGTTGCCAGCACCGTTCCAATAAACACGATCATAAATTACATTAGCACCAGAAAAATATTGCCTCCAATAATACCTTTGACACAACGACAACTCAGTAGTATAAGGTCTATGCTCAAACTCAGTAGCTGACTCACCTACCTCTAGTTGGACTCCTGTCATAGAAAAATAATTAGATGTAGCATCTCCAAGTGCTAAAGTTACTCCAGCAGCCCTATCAGCAGTAGATGTTGTTTCCCAAGAAGTAGGAACTGCACCACTTGTAAAAGTAGTTCCAGCATCTAAATTCCACTCTATACCTAATGCTAAAGTATTATCATTATCTAAAGTACCAGTCGTATCTGCATCAAATGTTATTGATTTCTTTTCCCAAGTGTCAGCAGTATTAATTGTAAAAGTATTCCCAATCATTCTATTGTTGTCATAATCTCTTACATTAACTTGTGCTGTTCCTGTTTTATTACACTTAACCCAAAAAGAAAGAGTTATTGATTTTGCAGACGTAGTTCCTTTTGCTAATTGTTGTAATGTTTGTCCTTCTAATCCAGTCCATAGTTGAAAAATATCTCCAGTAGCAGGACTAGCATCAGCAGTAGTGCAAGTATGTTTAAATGAATTACTAAATCCATCAGGAGCATCAGTTGATTGTTCGCTTGTCCAAGTACCTAAAGTAACCATACCTGGCTTAAATCTGTCTACCGTTTTATAACCAGAAGTAGTAATACCAGTTTCACTCGTACCACGCTGTGCAATCTGCATCGCACCGTTGATGATTGAGTTCTTGCCAACTGTGTTGTACGCATTAGGTGTGGTGTTATTAATACTTGTAGTGTTACCACCGTTAGCATCAGTAATTGCATTGACTGCGATTGTACTCATAATTAGTTTATTAACCTTCCTCTGAAAT